TCGCAGACTTCCCACAGAATCACATGGGCACGGCCAGCCTCGACGGCGGCAAACAGCTGGGCTGGCGTCCGCAGTTCGTCGGCGGAATCAGAGACTGCGACGGTGGCGACAACCTGGGCGATCATGTGAACGAAATCTCAATGTCGCCAACACAGCCGCCCCAGTTGAACTCTGGCAATGACGTTACATATGTGGCACCGCAGATAAAAAAGAGAGCAGTGGTTGCGTCACGAGTCACGTCGAAGTAATGACATCGCGTGATTACGGAGCCTAGGTACTTGTATGTCTGGCACACTTCCACCTGAACCCGCTGCTGTTGGTTCACTTCGATTTCGTAGGCTTGCACCGTGATGGTTGCATCAGTGAAATCGGGACTTGGCGAGCAGACATTTGTTGTGTAGACGGTATCGAGCTCTTCGATCGTGTACGTGCCTTCGTAGCACGCGCAATCTGGGCTTCCGAAAAAACCAGGTGCTTGGGCATAGTTGCTGATGGTCACCGTGATCGGCACCGCACTGGCTCGCCAGCAGCAACAGCAATTCTGGCTTGCGCCAACCTTGCCGTCACGAAACACAGGCCCGCCGTCTTGGAAAGCGATCAGCGTCATGATGCCGTCGCCGTTGAGCAGGTGGTGATTGAGTACCACTGAAGGCACGGACCGGTGGTATTGTGCCCGAGCAGTTGAATGAAATCTGGGTCATAGCCTTCCACGATTGTCAGATCCAAGCCACCCAGCGTCATGTGGCATGTCTGGGCCGTGGTTCCCATCTGGATTTCGACAGCGGAGTTCGTGCCGCTGACTTTTCCAAAAATGACGTAGCGGCTTTCCGCAGAACTGGCCGTATTGCCGCCGAGTGCCGGGTTGCACCAATTGTAGACGCTTGCCGTCTGCGTCGATCCAGACAAGGTGACCGTCTTGTAGGTGCCGGTTTCCCAGTTGCCGGTAAAGGTGGCAAGCTTCAGCCTAAAGCCATGTGGTCGCTGCGTATCCCACTCAATGGCCCCGCCAGAACTGTCGCCAGCCTCAACGGAAAGTACGGCGTTGGCAATCCGTGCAGCTGCGGCCCGTGTGAACGTAATGCGGTCGCTGTCTGCCACGGCGTGCCTCAGTCCTCAATGATGTTGAGCAGCAACCGCGAGCCCTCGACGGCGGACTTGGCCGCGTAGTCGCCTGGTGCCAGCCGCAGCACCGCAGCCTCGCCAGCCTTGAGGCGTGCGGTTTCATACAGCACGCCACCACTGTAGCGTCCGAACGATACGGTATGCGTGGTCGTCGTTGCCAGCGACCTGGCGTAGCAGAGACCAACGGCACCCATTGTGGCCGTGCTGATCTGCGTGACGGCCGTGCCAAGGTTGAGCGTGACCGCGAGCATGCCCGAGGTGGCCATGTCAGCCGTTATGTTGCTGGCAACAAAACTCTGCGACAGCGGGCCTTTTGCAACTGAAACCGACAGATTGTATCTGATGTCTGGCACGGAAATACTCCTAGCTTGGCGGCGATCCAAAGTACGCGGAAAAGTCTACGGCCCTGTAGAGGCGTCGCTCGAGCACTGCAGGCGGGTCGTTGCCGGCCAAGCCACCGGTGCCGTTTAGAGCGACCGGGTCGGCACTGGCCACCCATTCCTTGTTTTGGTCATCAAAAACCATGGCCCGTTTTTTGACGCCGCCTTCGATGAAATTGAATCCTATGTCTGGCAGCCGCAGGTTCCAGCCCGTTTGCCTATACAACAACTCAACAGTCACTTCCCAATACTGAATGACGATGTCATTGACCGTTTCGTATTTCAGCGATCCGGTGATGCCTTGGCACTTCCACGAGTGAGCAGAGCCGCCAAGAAACGCTCCAGAGTTCACGCAGTTGGTGAGTGCCGTGGCGGTGGCCGAAGGGAAAGATGCACGATTCCCCTTGACAGTCAGCTTTGTCTGTGCCTCGTCTACCTCGAGTCCCTTGATGTAATCGCCGGCCGAGTTGGTGAGCGGCTTGATTGTGTTGCCGTCGATATAGTACAGGGCCGCAATGGCAGCACCCTGCGTCTGAAACGTCCAGATGTCCGGCTCGGTGAGCGGGTTTTCGTCATCCTTTTGAACGACCGAATAGACGCTTGTGATCTCGGTGATTTTCTTCAGGCTGGCGTTTGAGGTTTCAACCGTTTCAGTTGAGTTCTTCTCAATGCACTGCAAGCCTGGAAAGTCTGGATGTGGCGAGCCCTTAGCGACTGCCAACACAGCGGCAATATCTGAGCTTGAGCCACCTCCGCCCTCGAAGATTTCTTCGACCGCCTTGATGGTGCGAGTAGCAATCGGCGGCTCGCCGAACTTGTGTTCGTGAGTTCGCGTTTCCGTGTACGTGAACTTCGGCAGGCCGGTCTCCGGGTCGATCGGCCCCTCGCCAACAGTTGGCCCGCTTCGCAGATTGTCGCTCACGCCGCACCCCCAAGTATTTCTGCACGCTGGCCGATGAGCTTGGTGATGTCCTTACGCAATCCCTCAAGCTCCTTTCGCTGCTTTCGGTATTCCTCAATGGCCGGGTCAGTGCGGCCTGAGGCTAGATCCAAAAAGGCAGCAGCACCCTCAGCCGTGCGAATGTCAGCGATGTCGATGGCACCCAGGCGAAGCTCGTTCAGTTCGCTGATGCGTTCTTTTTCAAGCTCAAACCATTCCTCGCTGTACTTTTCTTCTGCCTTGGCGATGTCTTTGGCGTTGCTCTCTAGCAGCTTCTGCCGCTCTTCGTCTCGTTTCTTGCGGTCCGCGTCGATCCGCTTTTGTTCTTCTTCGGCCGCCTTGCGTGCGGCGGCAGCACCGCTTGCAATGTCTTCCTGCTGGGCCTGGATCTGATCCAGTTGAGCAAGCCGCTGCATGCCAGCCCGCTCGGCCTCGGTGTCGCCGGCGGCACGGGCCTTCTCCACCTCTTCCCGCACGCGAGCGATTTCCTGCTCAATCGCCTCGACGTTCTTCGCCGCCTTGAATCGTGCTGAGTCGCCGCCGAACTGCTCGTCGATCTCTAACTGCTCGAGCAGCGAGTCGGCAATCCGCTTGTTGGCGTCAATCACCTTCTGGGCGGCTTCTTGCTCTGCCTTTGCCTTCTTGTCTGCCTCCTCGGCCACTTGCTTCACAACCTCGGCCTGCTTCTCGTATGACTCGTTGGTCTTCTCAACGCCACGCTCAATGCCCAGCCAATCCTCAGCGAATTGCAGCACCTGCTCAATGAACCCACCAACCTGGCCAACGACGTTCTTGATGCCGTTCCACAGACCATTGAACGCGGCGGATATTGCCGACGTGACGCTAGAGATCACAGTGCCGAGCCCTGTGAACTCGACCCACCCGCTGACCAAGTCGGCGACGTAGCCAAGCGTTGAACCGACCGCCGCACCGACAATCGTGCCGAGTCGCTCGATGACGCTGAACAGCGTTTCAAGCGTGTCGCCTGCGAACGTCGCCGCGTCATAGATGACTTCACCGACAGCCGTGAATCCTTCGCCGATGGCATCCAGAAACGGCGTGATGCGATCCAGAATCGGCTCCAGCAGATTGGTGAACCCGCCGATGGCGTCGGCAATCGCACTGGCGACGCCATCCGCCAGGCCGGCGAATGGAGTTAGCAGGTTCTGGCTCAATCCCTGCAGGGCCGTGCGGATGTCATCAAACGAGTCATCAACGCCAGCCAGACGCTCCACGTCCACGGCACTGATCGTGGCACTGAAACGCTCCAATGCGGCCTGCGAATCATCCAGCGACGCGAACGCCGGCAGCAGCTCCAGGCCCTTTTTGCCTAGCGTCTCTGTAGCCAAGGCCGCACGTTCGGCGGGGTCTTCAATCTGACTCAGGGCTTCGGCGGTCTGAATGGCCAATTCGCTCGGGTCGGTGTTCCGCAACTGCTCCTGGCTGATGCCGAGCTTTTCAAACGCCTGTGCCGCATCGTTGCCGCCCTCGCGGGCCTTGGCGATGTTGACCTCAAACTTCTGCAGGGCGGATGCGATCTCGTCAATCGACAGGCCGGTTCTCTTCGCGGCTTCCTCGAGTACCTGCACAAACTCAAACGACGTGCCGAGCCGTGACGCCGTGTTGGCAAGCTCCTCGACACGGCCCGACAGCGACGCCAGGCCGCTGGCAACAGCAGCCGCCCCGGCACCGAAAGCCGCAATACCAGCCACGGCCAGCGTGAACGGATTCGCCAAGGAAGCAACCGACGTGGCGATTGCGGAAATGCCGCCCTGCAGGCCACCGGCAAACACACGGCCAAGCCCCTCGGCAGCACTCGACAGCCCAGACAAACGGCCGGCAATGTTTCCTATCGGGCCAGGGATGGCAGCGAGAATGCCGCTCAACTCATTGAACTGCAACGCGCTACCCTTGCCGGCGTCCTCGGAGGCCTTGCCGTATCCGTTGGCTGCCGCCTCGGCCTTGTTGAACTTGTCTGCCGCCTGGCCAAGCAGGGTGTCATAGGTTTCCTGCGTGATCGTGCCGGCCCGCAGGTGCTCGTTGAGTTCAGTCACCTCGCGGTCATAGTCGGCAATCGGCCCAAGAGCCTGGCGGGTCAATTGGGCGGCACGGTCGAGAAACTGGTTGCGGTTCTCCTCTTCCTTGGCCGCAGCAGCGGTTGCCCCGGTCACGTCTGCAATGGCACGCTCATACGTGCCCTGGTCGATGGCACCGACTTTGAATTGCTCGTTGAGTCGTGCGACCTGCTCGGCCGTCTGCTGCTGCTCGGTCTTGTACTTCTCAATGGTTGCCGCACCATCGGCGAAGACGCGGGCCGTCTCTTGAGCCGATGTCTGCACCGACGTGAAGGCGGCAGCGTACTGGTTCGCCGTGATCTCGCCAGCCGCCAAAGCCGCAGCCAACTGCTCGAATTGCGACTTGACGTTTGCCTGGGCGTTGGCGGCACCCTCCGTGGTCGCACGAAAGCGGTCGAAGATGGCGGCCGTAGATTCGGCCTTGCTGCCTAAATCGGCAAGGGCCTTGTCCACTGGAGTCAGCGACGCCGGCAGACCGCTGGCGTCTGCCGTCACCTTCATCGCTAATCCAAGAACCGTAGCCATTACCCTGCCTCAAGAATCCGGTTGAGTTGCTGCAGCTGCTCCAGCATCTGATCCTCATGCTGCGGTGGCTTTTCTAGCGGCACGAAGTCATCCGATTTTGGGGCTCTGCCTTTTGGCGAATGCGGGGCCAGTGTCGCAGCGACCACTAGCCCAGTTTCCCGCCACGAGTCAGGCAATGCCTCAAAGTGCTTCGTGTACGCCACCCACTCGCTGAGTTCTTTGCTGTCCATGCGCCGCTCAAGTTCGCCGACCGTCATCTTGAGATGCCCGGCCAAGCGAAACAAAAACCGCCTCGAGGGGCGCAGGTTTAGTTTTTTGCCAGTTCCTCCACGTCACTTGCCATGAGTGCGTTGTGCTTCATGGCCTGTTCCCAGATGCGAGCCATCACCCGTGCCGACTTCCCGCTGAGCAGTTGCACCTCGTCGCTGGTGAAAAGCAGATTGCCTTCCTTGTCGCACAGCACCCGCTGCAGGAACTTGGTGCGGAAGTTTTCGACACCCGTCTCCCGCTTGCCAATCCACTCCCGCTCATAGGCGTCACGCTCACCAACGGACATGACCCGGCAAAAGATCACGCCAGGCTCGCCGTTGGCGTCCTTCCACTCAGGCACCTTGATCTCGAGCAGGTCGAGGTCATTGGCCGCAAGGATCTGCTCTTTCGACAACGCTGGCATGGTGGCTCCTTAGTAGTTGCGGAGAGGTCTCACGATGCGAAACGTCAACGCCATGCGGACGATGTCGTTTCGCTGTGCCTCAATCCTAATGCGTTCCGCAACACAGCCACCACGGAAGACCACCGTATTGCCGTGCTTGATTTCAAGCAGGCGAAACTTCCCGTACTCAGAGGTTGGGAAGGAGCCGGTGCCAAGAAAAGAAATCTGCACGGCCCCGGCATCACCGTGCTGAACACCGAAGGAGACCGTCTGATCCACCGCGTACGCAGTGACTTCAGACAGGACAACGGTGCCGCCCCACGTGACCGTGGCGTTCTGCGCCGATGTAGCCATGACGGTCCTCCGTCACGACTACGAGCGGGCAATCCGAAAGGTGGCGGAACCGCGGACGGCGTCATTGGTGGCAAAAGTCAGCGTCGAGGAGCTGACGGTTGCACCACGGCTGAGAAGCGTCGCACTGTTGTGCGTCACCACCAGCGTCCCGGTCGAGGCATCAACGAGAATGCTCTTGCCAAGGTAGTCGATCTGCACCTGCTGTCCCGTGTCCGTGGCAGAGCCCTTGAGCGGGCGGTCTTGAGTCAAAACCGACGCGCCGTCCAGCAGGCCGAGATGCGAAACGTCGATGGTGTTCTCGACATTCGGATCGGTGTTGGTGATGACGATGTTCGTGACCGTGTAAGCCGTTCCACCAAAGGTGAAACTGGTTCCGGTTCCGTCATGAGGCGTAACGGCCATGCGTCAAGTCTCCTGCCAAATTGCGTTGTAGGTCTGAACCACCGTGTACACAGGGGGAAGCTCGCTGCCTGCCAGTTGCACGAAACCGTCGTACTCTTGGTCCAGCATGACGTGCTTCACTTCTACAGTGTCCACGGTGCCGCCGTATCCATCCAGACAGAGCCTCGCCTTGTCTGCCAGGTCTCGGGCCGCGTTGTAGGTGGCGGCGTAAATCTGGAACTCCACGCTCACGGTCGGCGTGCCGATTGGGCCACCGAGGGAGTGCTGCCGGATGATGCCGCTACGCCGCCACGTGATGAACGGCAGGGAGGCGTCGGCCGGTGCCAGCAGCGGGTAGACGCGGCTTCCGACCAGGGCGGACACCGCCTGGTTGCCGACCAATTGGGTACGCAAAACGGATTCCGGCGACTTCAGTGACACTCGCTCACCCTCCGCTTACGGTGCCCTGCATGAACTGGGTGATGGACTCAAGGGCACGCTCCATCGAGGTGCTCAATTCGTCCTGCAGGATTCTGGCCATTTCGCCCTGCGTGGCGTTGAACGCCGCCTCAATCGGTGCCTGCCCAGAGTTTCCGCCACGCGGCATAGGCTTCAGCAGGATCGGGTTGCGGGACTTTTTGAAAAACGCCTTTTGATAGCTCGGGTCGGTCTGGATCTCGCCGTCCTGCCGCCGCACCATGCGGAACGGGCCGAGCCTGTTGAATGAGCTGGCGATGTATGAGTTTTGGCCGCTGACCCAGTGAACGAGACCTTTCTTGCTCTTTCGCTGGTAGGGCTTGTTTGAGAACTTGTCAACCCGCCGCTGCTTCGTTCCAAACTCCACGAAGTGCTGATGGAATGCCCTGTCTTTGCCAGACCCAACCGAGCCGCCGGCGGCCGAGTCGCTGCCGGCCTTTCCTGAGCGATTGAATCCGACCAGGCCCACGGCAGCACCGTCTTTCACGTAGGTTTTCACCTTCTTGTTCACGGATCGCCGGAGGTTGCCGGTAGGCCCGGCAGGGGCGTTGCTCTTTAGATGCTGATACGCAGGCTCTATGGCCTTCTTTAGTGCGTCGGCCAGCAGCTTGCTGGACACGTCATTCGGGAACGCTTTGAACTTGTCGCGTAGCTCACGAAGTTTCTCGATCTGTGCCGTGATCTTTATGCCTGCCATCAGCGTTGCTCCTCGCAGATGGCCTCGTGTTCGCTGCGGTTCCCGTGCTCGAGCAGGCTGAGAATGTTCAGCGTCCTGCTACGCCACGAAAACCGCATGCTCTGCGTGAGCCCCGGCAGGTAACGCATCCGCACCTTGTGGGTGATGCTGGTGTCCTGCTGGCCGGCAATCAACGCCTCGCGGGCCGAGACGCCTTCCACGCTGGCCCACACGGCCGACGAGTTGCTCCACGAAAGGACCGTCTCGCCCAGCGTGTTGGTCGTGCCGCTGGCGATCTGCACCGTCACTCGCTCGCGGAGCTTGCCGGCGTCGATCATCGGTAAGAGCCCCAGCGTTGCGAGTCGAGCAGGGACTTCACGCCAAACGGCACTTCGCCGCCGCCAACGTTATCAGCCGCCGCACGCCGTTCGTACCATGTGCCGATCAGCATGAGCATGGCGTGCCGGATCGCCGCCGGGACGCTGGAGCCGCTCGCCCCGTAGCCAGCCCACCACGTCACGCTGATGGCGTTGTCATCCTGGCGGTGCGGCGTCCACGTGGTGCCGTAGATGGGCAGGATGGCCCCAGGCGTGGCGCTCCTGTCCACCCGGTACTCAGCCGTGCTGTAGGTGCTGGTGGTTCCTGCCTCGCTTGTGAACGTCACGGCCACGGCGGTCGCCGTACCGCTGGTGACCATCGGCGGCCTGGGCAACTCGACGGGCTCGATGCCGCTGGGCGGGAACTTGTCGAACCGCAGCACCCATTGGGTATGGATCAGCGTGCGGTCCAGGTACTGCTCAACCCACTCGCGGGCAGCCGTGATGAGCGTGCCGATGTAGGTGTCATCGTCGCTCGTGTCTACACGCAGGTGGGCCTTCGCTTCGGAGAGCGTGACAGGCTCAACGGCCGGGGCTGTCTGGCGAGTCAGGCTTCTGTACTGCACGTGGTCTACCTCGTTTGCGTGGCGTGGCGTCGGCCGTCTCGGCCTGGTGCTCGACGGCGGCCGTCTCAATCAACGTGGTCTGCGTGTCCTCGACTGCGAGACGCTGGGCGAGCAGCTGCGTGGCGAGCCCGCCGGGGATCTCCACCACCTGCCCCGTGCGGTATCCACGCCACGAGCGGACAAATCTCAGTTTCTTCATTGGGGCACGCTCCATGCAGATTCCGGGCGTTTCAGCGTGTTCGTGAACTCAGTGGCCCACTGGAAAACAGGCGTGCCCAAGTTCTTTCCGGGCCACGTCACCACGTACTCGCCGTGGCCCAGCACGACACGGGGCGATACGAAAACCCGGTTGCCGCTGGCACGCCACGTTTTCCAGAATGCGATATCAGAATCGGTCCTGCCTTCACCCCACCCTCCATTCGGGTCGGGCTGTTCCCAGAACCACGGCTTCTTGCATCGCTTCAAGGCGGCTGTGCTGATGACCGTGAGCCCGAAGTGTGCCGTATCCACTTCCTGCACCGGCTCTGCGAACCACGCCGCGTCCACCTTCGTGCTGCCGTCTGGCGGCGGATTGTCGAGCGTGCCCTTCAGCGTCAGCATCGGGCGGCCGTCCTCACGCTTCGTCTGCAGCCCTGTGATGGCATCGCATTGAAACGTCATCGCCAGAGCGAAGAGGTGCTCCACGTCTTCCTTGGTGAAAAACGTGTCATAGTCGATGGTGAGCAGGTACTCGGCCTTGTCGATGAATTGCTCCATGACCCTGGTGTTCACCTGTGCCCAGAACGCACCTGTGCCCATCGTGGGGCGAATGCCGAGCGGCATGAGTGCTTGAGCCCAGGCGAAGTGATTCGCCGTAAAACTCACGCGAGGCATCGACAGGATGGCTTCCACACGGATATCAACTTCCGTGCCGCCGACTTTGACCAGCATGGGCACCTCGTGAACGAAGACGGGCGGCCCCGGTTGGAGCCGCCCGCCTAGCGTTGCACTTGTGTCAAGCCGTCAGGCTCAGGTCTTGCCGACCAGAGCGATGACCGGGCCGGCGACCGTGTCGCTGCCCAGCGTGTGCCACGAGATCGCCACGCGGGCGGTCGCACGCAGCACCGTCTGGTCGCTCAGGAAGGCCACCTGATCGCTCGAGGCGAGCTCGATGCCCTGACGCACGCCGAAGATCGCGGCGTTCGACAGGTTGGCGAACAGGCACATGACCTTGTCGGACAGGTCGCCGGCCGCAGGCATCTCGTCGGTGAGCACCACCGGGTAGCCCACAAACGTCGGACCCATGCCCGCAGACAGACCGACCGAACCGCCCTGGGCGGCGTCGAGGGCCTGCATGCAGTCGGCGAAGAAGTACGGCGAGCAGTACCACGCGGCACCCGCACGGCTGTGCGAGGGCATCGTGGCAACCATCCGCATCATGTTCGCCCGCGTCACCTCGTCGGGGGTGTCGCCGGCAGCACCGACGAGCGAGGCCGCGTAGGTCGCAGCCGAACCCGCCAAGATGCCGCTGCTCGTCAGGATGCCAGCCACGAGCGGAGCGTTGCCGACCACGCCGTTGTACGCCACCGTCTCGATGGCGTTCGTCAGCGTGAGGGCGAGCTCGGCCGCGATCCAATCCGAGTAGACGGCCGGGTTGGCCGCATCGGACAGAAGCTCATTGGCAACCTTGGTGGCCGCCGTGACCTTCTTCGCCGTCAGCGTGACCTGAGTGGAGGTCGGGTCGCTGTCGGTGATGGCCGTGTTCTCGTTGACCCAGTACGCCGTCGCACCGGCCGTCCGCTTGGGCACCAGCACCACGTCGCTCGGCATCTGGATGTTCAGAGCGTTCGCCGCGAAAGACGAGTTCTCCGTCACCAGACGCAGCACGACCGAGGACAGGATGTCCGGCACGAACGCACCGCCGAGGGTCGAACTGGTCGAGCCCTGGGCACGCACCTCGACGCCGGCGTCCTCGCACCACCGCTTGGCCTCGCCGTCCTTGAGCAGGGCGGCCTTGAGCCACATGCCCGCCTTGTAGGCGTCCTCGTGGCTGCGGAACGCCTTCAGCTTGCCGGCGTAGTTCACCGGGGTGATCCGCACCTTGGGCTGCTCGGCACGCACCTCGGGGGCCGGGGTGCAGCGATCAACAACCGACCGCAGGCTCTTCGCCGACTCCGTGACGGTCTTCTCAAACTCGACCTTCTTGGCGAGCTTGGCGGCATCGGCCGTCAGCGTCTCGAGTTCCAGGTCACGGGCCGCAATCGTGTCCGCGTCGCCTTCGATGGCACGCACGGCGTCGATCCGGTTGGCGAGGGCAACGGCCTCGTCCTGCAGCTTCTTGAGGTTGTCCACGTGGAATGTCTCCGCCGGCGGTATTGCCGATGGAGTCCAACGTGCCACTACCTCGTGCTTCTCTTGCAGAACCGCACTTCGGAAAGTGTTGTTTTTACAAACGCCACAGCACGAGCACCGCACTTCGGGCAGCGCAAGTACCGCTGCCGCTCCTCGCCGCACGGACGGCTGGAACGGCAACGCAACTTCTCGCCGCAGGTGCAGCGTGCCTCAGACATTCCGCAGCCTCAGAGAAGCAGCCCAGGCGGCGGCGACGCCCCGCAGGACCGAACGCGAACGTACCGCCTGGGCCGCAGGCTCGGAAGTCGGCTCGACGGAAACTGCCTGCGTAGAACGCCACGCATCGTAAGACCGCATGGCGACGGCGGCCGATGCTGCCGGGTACGCAGGCGTCAGCACGACGGAAACATCTGCCAGCATTGAGACTTCCCTAATCTCACGCACGGCACCTTCCTCGTCGCTCGTCCACCGCTCGCCCGTCCTGGGGTCAAGAGCAAACGCAAAGCTGGACGCCTTGAGGTCTTTTCGGCGCAGGAGTTCAAGCGTGTCTCGGCCCACCTGCGTATCTGGCGGCGTCACGGTGTAACGCAGACCCTTGTCGTCGCTGGAGAGTTCCAGCGTGCCGCTCGACGTGCGTCCAAGGATCAGGTCGCTGTTGTGGTTCAGCAGGGCGACCACGTCCTGCTTGCCACGCTGCCGGTTCAGAATCTTATCGAACGCACCAGGCAGGATGATCTCGCGGAACTGCGATCCGCCTTCGCGGAGCGGCAGGCTGAAACGGTTGTAGACAGCAGCGTAGCCAGTGATGACCTGCGTGCCGTTGGCCCGCGTCTCAATGGTCAGCTCTGCCTCAGGCACTTCATCAAAGGAAAGGCAGCGGCGTTCAATTTCCATTGGTGGTGTCCTCCTCTTCGGCCTGGTCTTCGACATCGTCTTCGGGGCTGTCCTCAGACTCAACGACAACAGGGGCCGGCATCGGCTCCGGTACTGGCGGCTCTTGGCCCAGCTTGTCGAGCGTGGTCATGTTGAGTTGAACAAAGTGGCGGTCGCCGTCAGGCCCGATGGGGTTCAGGTTCTCGGCCTCGCGGATCTCGTTGATCGTCATCCAGCCGTTCTGGAGTGCCGACACATAAAACGCCGCCCGGCTGGTGTGGTCGCCACGCAGCAGCCCGTTGACGTTGTGCTCCGCGAAATACGTCTCGTCATCAACGATGAGGTCACGCGAGATCGCGGCTTCCCACCGCTTCAGATGCGGCAGCAGGCAGTGCTGCACAAACTCCGTTCCCTGCACCTCGATGTTGCTGTACGTGCTGCGGGTCAGGTCTTGGATCATGTGCGGCGGCACACGAAACGCCCGGCAAATCTCGATCACCTGATACTGCCGCGTCTCTAAGAACTGGGCCGCCTCGTTGCTGCCGCTGAGCTCGTGGGCCTTCACGCCATTGGGCAGCACCGCCGTGCGGAAAGCCCGGTCTGCTCCACGGTGCATCCGCTCCCACTGCTCACGGAGCCGCTCGGCCGCTTCGGCGGGAATCGGGTTGTCGCTCTCCAGCACGATGCCGGGCCGGGCACCGTTGCCGAAGTAGGTGGACCCGTGGGCCTCCAACGCCTGGGCCAGCCCGATGGCATTCTGAAAGATCCTGTACGTTGGGATCGGCTTGATGCCGTCCTCGGTTGTGAACCGCAGGCAGAAGATCTGGGACTGCGAGTAGATCGTCTGCTTGCCGCTCGGCTCCCGGTACTTGTAGCGAACCGTGCCGTCTTCCAACCGCTCGCACTCCATGCGAGACGAGTGCAGCGGCCACAGTTCCGACACGGCACCGCGAGCACCTGGGCGGATCTCGGCGTAGCTCGCACCGTAGTGCAGATACATCCCCGTCATCCAATCACGGAACTCTTGGGCCGTCTGCCACGGGTTTGGCTGCATGTGCAGAAGCCGGTAGACAGGGTGGCTCGTGGCCTTCTGCTTGCCGCCGTTGGCCATCCGCTCATAAACGTGGAGGGGCAATGCACTGCATGCGTCGCTGATGACTCTTATGCAAGCCGTGTATGACGAGCA